GTCACGACCGGCATTGGACCAATGAAATCAGGGTTGGCCGGCATTGGACCAATGAAACCAGGGTTGGCCGGCATTGAACCAATGAAATCAGGGTTGGCCGGCATTGGACCAATGAAATCAGGATCAGCCTGAAGCACGATTGCCGACGCCGGCGGTGTTTCCATATGGTCTGGGGAATTCTGGAAGGAACCAGACGGGGTAGCTCCCACCTCAAGCGCCTTCAGAATCTCAATCGCGCTAGTCAGCATTTCTGTCGCCGTTCTGGCCGGAGCTGCTGTAATCATATTTTCGTCTTTTGCGGTGCCTGGAATCACGGCCTGGTGGCTCGGCGCGGTGATGTCATGGGCTGCCAACAACAGTTTTAGCATACCGGCAGTATCACCACGCTTGTCCTCACCTGTCTCGAGGTCATTCGCCAGCATATCGGCAAGCGGCACTTCCCTCTCATCTGCGTATGCTGTAGGTGCCAGTTCCGCCATCAGCGCGGCGTAGCCTATGATATCAATTGGACCGTCTTCCGTATACCCCTCGCACATGCGTGCGATCTTCAGGTCTGCCATCATCAAGCACACTTGCCACGGCTCGACATCGACCTTCAGGATCTGAGTCCATCGGTGCGCAATGCGCTGAAAGTTCAGCTTGGGTGGCCCGTAGTCGGCGTTGCGCGGGCCGTGGATTAATTCTGACGCGGTGTCCAGTGCGCTCTGTCGCTTGGTTGTCATTGTAGCGGGGGCTTCTTTTCTTCAAGTATGAACGATATTGCGAACAGCATGCCCTGAATAAGTTTGATGATGTCATGATTTTCGGACAAAACCACAAAGTAGCTTAGGGCTAGTTCTGTTTCGTCAGAAAATTTAAATTCGTCATCGGCGTGCTGGTCGTCTTCCATTGGTCAGTTCTCCTTGAAGTAGTCAGACAGAGCGCGCCATGTTTTCAGGCTGATATTGAAGTCGCCTTTGGACACGCGCTTGACGGTCGGGTGAGACAGCCCAGCGCGTTTTGCCACGACCGGCAACCGCCGGTCTTCCATTTTGCACTGAATTGTTTCTAAGGACATCAGATCATTTGTTTGCATGGTTTCCTCTCCACATTGATCGGAGTACTTGAAGCGGACGTGGATCGTCTGGTCAATCAACAATAAAAAACCCCGCCCGCGATTTTGGCCGCGCGGACGGGGAGATTGGTTAGGGAACCAATTAGCTGCGCCAACTTTGTATCATCCACATGGGGCGTTGTACACCCGCTTTTTCGTAGCCTTTTTCCGTTGCCAAGACAAAACGGCAGTTGTCGCGCCGGTTATCAATTTCAAGCAGCCCTTCCACTTCAAGCCGGTTGATGGCGTTGTTGATCATGACCTCGCCTATCCTGACCCTGCGGGTCAAGTCAGAAATGCAGATGTTTTTCTGCAACGACAGTTCTGCGCAGATGACTGCGGTCAGAACCTTGGCGTCGGTTTCGCGCTCGCGCTCAAACTGTTCTTCTTGGTCAATTCTTTTTGGCACCAGCATCACACACCCTCCGGCAGATCAACGCCAAGACGGTCGGCCTCATCCAGCAGCCATTCGCGGCTGGCTTGCCAATCGGGGTCGTTTGCAAGGCCAGGCTTATGGTGACGCATCCATAGGTAGGCATCTAATTTATCGCACAGATTGACCTGCGCCATTTCGCGGGCGGTACAGTTGGGGTCTGCGACACCCATCATCTTTGCGCCTAGCGCCTCGACCTCTTCCAAGGCTCCGGCCAGTTCTGGGTGTTGACGCTTGATATTGCCCGGCACGTCGCCTGCATAGGCTTCGCCCAGATCATGGGTCAGGGCGTGGGTGATAGCGAAGACGCTCGACATCGGCCAGTAGTTCAGCAGCAAGAGCGCAACGCGGGCCGAGTGACCGCCGATTGGGTCATTGGTGTCGGCCAAGTCTGGGTTGCGGTGCCAACGCCTGACAAACGTCGCCCGCCACTGGGTCAGCATGGCGGTGTTGCACGTCGGGTCTGGTCGGGTTATTTTTTGAACAGTCATAGCCGGGTTTCCTTTCTTACCGGATTTTTGATTAGGGCGGGTGAGCGCTGTCACGCTCCCTGCCCGCCAAGTCTAGCCCGAATGATTTTAAACTTGCAAGTCCATCTTGGCGGCTGATGCATCAAAAAGGTATTTCATCATCAAGCGGATCGCCGGTCAGGCGCAAGCTGGTTATCTCGCTTTTGGGAAATGCAGCCTTTGCGCCGTCTACCATCTCGGCCAGCTTGGTCTGCTTGTACATCCTAATAGCAATGGCCACCTCCCGGCGGGACAGGGTCTTCAGATCTGGATAAGCCTCCTGCACGCGCGGCCATGCGCGGTCATCGATCAGGATTCCAAACTGCTGGTCGTCAATTTCACAGATGACGACATCATCAGATGCTGGCCGCTTGCCCGCCGCTGTTGCCTCTGCATCCATTGCGGTCATCCCCCTAACGCAAACGGCGGCTCTGGCGGCAACCACTGCGGGATCGTTTTCGCTGATCGCCTGGTTTAGCTTGGCGAGCGCTGATCCGTATTTGGCGGCGGTTTCTGGGCTGACCAGTTCTGGCAGCGTGTCCACGCCCCACTTGTAATCCATTTCTCTTGCGGCACGGTCGAACGGCGCGATTGCTAGGTCGCAC